GGGCTTGGTGCATCTTGGTCTGAGAATCCGTGAGCACGTCTCCATGTGTCATAAGATACTGCCATCTTGCCAAAGCCATTATCAGCATCTGCTGCACGGTCGTTGCGAGTTGCAACTTGGCTAGGGTCGTACCAAATAACAAGACGGTTTACATCTGCCTCTGAGTAGCCAATAGAAATTAGGTATGGGCGTAGGTAGACAACAGTAAACGCATCTGAGATAAGAAGCATTAGAGGTTCGATGTGTGCCTTATATAAGCTCTCATCGATTTGTAGGGCATTTGAGTACTTGACGTTAGCCAGACCCGAAACGATGTCCTTAGGGACGTCTAGGCCCTGCATGATGCGTTCTAGAACACGGTCAGCACGTTCTGCAAGCATAGGGTCGAATGAACGCTCAAACTTGAACTGCTTGATTTTATCGCCAAGCTCAGCAGGTCCACGGATAATAAGTGGAACGACAGCAGAGGCTGAATCTTCATCCTTAATAGGAGTAAGCATTGCATCTACAAGTTGGTCTTCAAAGTCGTCAGCAGCCTCTTCAGGGTTGTACTGCTCGTTGTAGTTGCCATTTTCATCGTAAGGATAGTCAGGGTCTGGAGCAGCTGCAACAGAAAGACCATCTGGTAGGTATAGAGCACCAGCGTTTAGGCGTGAACGTGCAGTCGCACGGAAGGTGCGGTTTAGAAGTAGTAGCTCGGCACAAAGGTCTAGTAGACCTCTTAGGCTTGAGTCCGATTCTTGGCTATAGCGTGGGTGTGATTTCCAGATACGGCCGATAAAAGAGTTTTGAGGCAGGCGGATTACATCCGAGCCACCGCTAGATATCATAGAAGAGCCATTAGAAACATCTCTTCTAGGATTAATAATGTAGTTTCCCTTTTGGTCAATCTGAAGTTCATCAGTTGAACGGATGTCCCAGCTTTCAGGGAGTCCCGAACCAATGCGCTCTGGAACTTGAACTAGATAGCACTCACCAGTTACCTGAAGATTTAGGGCAGCATCCTTTAGAAGACCAGCCTGACCTCCGTAAGCAGAGTCTAAGCGGTCTAGTGCACGTTCAGCAGCTGCAGCTAAATCTTTGTCAACAACCTTTGACTTGCGAACAGTAATAGGTGCCTCGGCAGGGTCTTCTACAATCGCTGCATAAAGACGAATACGAGAAACAACAGAAGCAACCAAGTTGAATGCATATTTTACTTCTCCAATTGCATCGTAATACTCCCAAGCCTCAGTTTGCCATGCAGTAGATGCTGCTTGACGTCTAGATTTGAATTGCTGTGCCTCACCCTTGTCATTCATCTTGACTTGAGCTGCAGCAGCAGTTAGAGGGCGTGGTTGGTTGTAGCCGGCAGGCTGTGCGTAAACGATTCCAAATGAATCAATATAAGTAGCAGGGTTATTAGGTCTAGCACCCGGGGTATATGCCCTAAGTGGGCTAACCTGAGGTTGCTTGCGTGGCTCTTTGCCTGGTTCACGCTTGAAAATGCCCAAAAGGGACTCCCTGTCTTATGTTAACGGAACGAATTAGCGAATTCGTGCGGCTAAGTAACCAACAATGGTTGAGATTGCTAGTACTAATGATACCACAACTGTCGCGGATGGAATTAGAAGGTATGAACCAATAACAAAAGCTGATACCCAGAGGCTAGTGCACCAATCACAAGTGATTAGATAGCCTAAATTGACTCTATCAGGTGGAAACTTGTTCCAAATCTTCTCTCTGAGTGTGGAAAAGATAGTGTCAGTCGTAACTAAGCGAGTTAGTCGATGAACTGCAAGCGTGAGAATAAAAAAAGTAAATAAATCTGGCATATTAGTCCTTACTAGAGCCTAAAGTTTTGTATGGATTCCATCCACGAAGTCTAGAACCACATCCGCAGTTGTGGTCACGCTTGAAAGCAACTAATTTTCCTGACTTTGTGATTAGTCTATGGGTTGGGTCGTTGGAATGAGCAGCTAAATAGGTCTCATATTCCTCTTGAAAGACGATTTTTGCCCCATCTGGGCTATCAATTGCCACCATAATGAGATTTTCAGTCAAAACTACCCTTGCAGTGCCTACATAATAGACATCTTCTTGTTCTGGGTTGGCATAAAGCGTTTCAATGTTGTCAATAGTGCCTGGAGCCGCAAAAGACGAGTGTGCAGGGAAAATATCCTCAATAATACGCATTATCTGACCCTAAAAGAACCGCTAGAGCCCGGTAAACGCCTATTTGATAGTGATTTTGCCCTAATTTTGCCCCCACTAAAGCCCGCAGGAGGTTTGATTAGTAGTGCAGTAAGGGCGTGAACTAGTGCATCTACTCGGTCAGGAGATTTTCCTTCGCCTGGAATCCATGTAATCATCTGAGTTTCAAGGTCTGGCATAGCTCTACCAACGTGATGAACTCTTCCTTGGTCGTAAGCCATAGTAATTGGCTCTGCACGAAGTTGCTTACCTTGCTTAGAGTGGACTTCAAGAACCTTTACAGTCGGGTCAATTGTGTTGATAGCGTTGCGAACTAGGGCTCCACCTTGGTTTACTTCGGCTACTACAGGACATCCCCACTTGCGAGCCATCTCAACCACCTTACGAGCCCAAACTTCTGGAGAGCCGTGGACGCTAGCATCCTCAAGAACCCAAGCATTACGCTTATATAGGTCGTGTTCCGAGGTAGATGCACAGACAACAATTCCACATTCATCTCGTGGATTCTCGGCAACGCTAGGGTCAACGCCAATAACTCTGAGAGGAGTCGCCATCGGAAGAATAAATTGTCTTCCTGACTCAATTGTTTCCTCTGTCCACATTGCTCCGTCCATGGCCTCGAGCATTTCACCGTAAAGCTCTTGTCGAGCTAGGGCTGTACCCTCATAAACGCCGAGCATTGTGTCTAGATAAGCACCAGAAAGGTTTCCAGCGTTGTCCATGGTTGAACCTTTAGTGATTACAACCTTGCCGTTCTTGGATTCTTCAATAAGTTTGTAAAGAAGAGGGGTACGTTTTGGGGTAGTTGTAACTAAAATTTTAGGTTGTTGGCCTAGACGAGTTCCAACACGCAAGTTATCAAATGCGGTCATACCTGCAGCATCTGGAGTTTGTCTCCAAGCTGCAATTTCATCGCCCCAAGCGTGAGTGAACTGAGGTCCACGGAGAGAGTCTGGCTCGTCAGCAGTAAAGAGTGAGGCTACGTTTCCGTTGGGCCAAGTTAGACGACGCTTAGATGGCTCGTAGAGAGGTCTTTCTGAGGGTGGAGTGACATTCATAATGCCAGACTCACCTTCAACGATAACGTCACGAACGTCTCCGGCAGTACGAGCAACAAGTGCAAAACGTCTTTGGCCGGTAGTTGTGTATCTGGCTTGCTCACGAACCCATTCGGATGCTAGGCGAGTCTTACCAAAACCACGACCTGCGAGTACAAGCCATACGTTCCAGTCGCCTTCGGGTGCTTGCTGCTCTGGACGACCCCAAACGGACCAGTCCCAGAGTAGTGCATCCGGGTCCATGCCGTTTAGTATGGCAAATCGCTCTGCGTCAGGCAGAAGTGCGAGCTGTTCCATGATGCTTTTACCCATGGTACTATCCTAATCTAGAACTATATCCCCTAGAGGGCAGTAGTCTACTTTTTTAGATTTCCTAGAGAGGATATCTTTGCCATTGTCGTGGTAAGTAATCTCCATATCAATGTTGTGTTCCCATAGTTTGGAGTGCAGAGAGTTGCTAACTGTTTCCATGCAAACTGTGCACTTTCCAAACCAGAGTGAGTTATCTTTTCTAAATCCGTCTTGCGGGGCCATGACATCAAAGTTTAGACCTATCCCTCGTTCTCTAATATCTTGTTGAGGTAGAGAGAGAAGTTTGTCTGTATTGGTAAGCATTATCTTAGGCGGTTCACATCAAGAATCGGGTTGTAAACCTTAGAGGTTGCGTTGATTGGCTTTTTGTAGCCGTAGCGTACTAAACGAAAACGCAGTGCACCATGAGTAACACCTAGACGCTTTGCAAGGCGGTAAAGGGTTACACCTTCGTTGACGTGTGCGTGATTTAGTAGGGCTGTATATTCTTCTGCCTCGGCACGGAACTTCTTTCCGTTCGAGCGAACCTGCTGTGCAAGTGGCTGAAGTTCTAGAAGTCGAGCAAGAGTTTCTGGAGAAGGCTCAATGTAAGTTGGGCGTACACGCTCAGGCTTTAGTGGCGGGGTTGGAATCTCAACTCCAGTATCAAGGGCAAGTTCAGTGCTAGGTTCAGCATTTGCAATTTGACGTACACGCTCACGAGTTAGGTGGCTTGCAGCTGCAATTGCCTCAAGAGTCCAGTGCTGGTTGCGTAGTTCGCGAATCAACTGGTCTCTCGTATCAGAGTCAATGATGTCCTCGAATGCCTCGAAGATGTGCTGGGGTAGCATCTGATTCTTCTTGACGTAAGCCGGAGTGGATGTGGTCGGGGTGGTTGTAATAGACATGTGTATTTTTCTTTCTGTTAGATATGTCGTTGTGTCATTATTTACTTTATAGGGTTTAGTTTAGTCTGTCAAATCGGAATTTGGGTTTGACGGAGGATTAGGCGTGTCGTCTACAGTTTTAGGCTTTGGCTTAGCTTTTGCTCTAGGTGCAGGACGTGAAAGTGGACGTTCCGGACGTTTTTCAGCAATGTGGACTGGAACTTCTGTGATGTCAACCTGAATCATGTTGTATTTGGTGTCGGCATTCTTTACTGTTATGTCAACAACGTTGATACAAGCTCTGGTGAAGAAACTAATTGCATCTATTTCAGAAATTAGAGTATCTTCTGGGCACAAAATGTTTAGGCTACAGTCAAACTTCTCAAAGATACCCGTTTCTGGTAGGGCACTTCTATATTCTTCTGCGTTTTCTACTAAAAGTCTTATCATGTGTCGGTACTCGCTTTCTATTTTTATTTATTTGTGGTGTTTGTCGGCTTTATCTGGGTACATGTCCTCGTAATCGAAGTGTTCGTGGTCATGGTCTGCAGAAAGTAATCCTACTGCGTAAGACAATACTAGAAGTGCACCAAAAGTGATAATCAGTAGTAAAACTATTGCACCGGCAAGGGTCAGAATTGCATATAAGTCAGGCATTAGCTCCCCTTTGTAGATAGGGTGGCAAGAGTTAGGGCAGTTAGACCTAGGGCAATAGGTGCGGCGACGTTTTCAGGTTGCAAGAATGCTGACAAGATGGCAGAGGCACCTAAGAGGACTGCAAGAATAGCAGACCAGACAATTGAGCGTAGGGTAATAAGTAATTTAATCATATAGACATCCTAGCACAGAAAAAAGAAAATGGTGAGACAGTTTTGAGCCATGTCTCAGGGCTGAATTTAAAGAACTAGACCTCAGGTAGTCTTTATTTGTTTAATCACCCGTACATAACGAATCTGACTATTTCTATAGTTAGTCAGTGGCTCGATGATAGTCGTGCCAGCTCCGTAATTTGCATTGATGACTTTACCATTCCCGATATAGATGGCAGAGTGGTAAAAGTTGGTAGAACCATTGTATGCAAATACAACGATGTCGCCAACATTCGGGTTAGATACTCGGGCACCTAGATGTGCTTGTTTATTAGCCGAGTGTGGGAGGGTTATTCCGAACTGCTTGTAGGTCCAGCGGACCATTCCAGAGCAGTCCCAACCTCTAGTTGAAGAGCCGGAGAACACATAGGATGTTCTATTCACTCTTGTCTTGAGGTATCTAACAAGCAGAGTCATTCGAGCATGGTTTCTAATCTCTTTCGAGCTAGATACACGTTGCTGGAGCGTCAACTGCGAGTTACTTGGTGTTACTGTTTTTACTACTACAGGCGAACCTGTTTTTTGCACTTTTCCCTCCCGTGATGCATTAGCTGCCGAAGCAGCACATCCTGCGAGAGTCAATGCTATTGCTGTTGCTATTGTTGCGAACTTTTTCATTTAGCGACCTTACCTTTCATTTCTTTAGCACTGGGGTCGTTTATTGTCGAAGTGACATTTATTCAGTTATCTATTCAGTTATGTGAAAAAGCGTATCCTCGCTTTTTGGCGGAATACGCTCTCCGTTAAAAATGCTATCACACTTTTAGGGAGGTTAATGCAAGATTAACGCTTTACGCGTTTTACCATGGCTCTGTAAGTAACTCCAGCAGCATTGGCAAGCTCACGAATTGGCACACCAGAATTGTATAGTCTGATGCAGATGCCTGTCAAACGGTCGTTTGCCACAGCAGCCGAGGAGGAGTTTGCCATCTTGGCTCGGTAGGTTCGAGCAATGGGAGCAAGCTCTTGAATGAGGGCTAGTTCATCTGGAAGGATACCTGGAGACTTAGGGCGACGGGACTGATAGCCATCTGGATGAGTGGCATAATTGGGGGTTGGTAGCGGGGCAGGGGCTGGATTTTTTAAATCTGGCAACTGGTAGCGAAGGACCCAAGACCGAATGGTTGAGCGGGGGCGTGGGGGAACGAGAGCATCCCCAATGGACTGGAGAGTCCAACCTGACTGATATAGCTCATTGGCCCTTTGGATAAGTGCGTCCGGGTCGAGAGAATTTAGGTAGGTTGCCTCTGAAGGAGGGATTGGCTGACTTCTGGCCGGTCTTCTATTTTCCATATAAATATCATAGCAGAGCCGGAAGGGTATGTACTTTACTAAAGAGATGATACCTTAGCGTCTATAGCTTTTGGCCTGTGAGAGGGTAGCGGTTACTTTGGGTGCTTTCGCCAATTGTTTCCATACCCCGCATTTTCACCCACCACCAAAAGTATTTACCTAGGTAAGTAATAATCATTAGGACACGAACGAATACAAATAACTCGTTCGCACCCTAACGATACCCGCTACCGCTACCACACCTACACCCACAGCACCATAATTATTTACCTAGGTAAATAAAATAATAATCATTAGGACACAAACAAAATACTTACCTAGGTAAATAAATAATCATTAGGACACAAACAAATAATTATTTACCTAGGTAAATAAATACAAAGTCATTAGGACACAAACAAAATAAATAAATAAATACAAAGTCATTAGGACACAAACAAATAATTATTTACAAGCAAGCACACACATACACAAATAATTCTAGACACACTCACCGCAAGAAACTAAGCACATACACACAAGCAACTAAGCACATACATACAAGCACACACAAACAACTAAGCACACACAAACAAATAACCCACACCATACACAAACACATAAGCACACACATACAACACACCCACACCCATACCCACACCCATACCAACACACACAAACAAATAAGCAACATAATCTCAACACAATACCCAACAAACACCGCACACACTAAGCACACACATACATAAGCCCGCACACACATACACACCTAACCCCCTACTTACTAAGCACATGCCTACACACATACACACATAAGCGGGAACAAACCCCCTATTTTACTGAAAACACCCCCCTCTAAAAAGCCCCTAAAAGCCCCTACAAGCCCTTACCCCCAGAACAATACAAACACACACACCCTACTCTAAAAGTCTGCCCTTGCTCAATCTCGCAGGACACTTTTGTTCCCACTTATCACAAAGTAAAGCCCCCCTTGACTACTGCCCGCAGACATCAACTTTACATAACTACTTTACATAATCACTAACAAACTACTAAGCACACCTACACAAGCACACAAGCACACACAAACACACAAGCCCCCCCAACTACTTACCCGCACACAAACACAAGCACACACAAACAAAGCTTCAAACTAAGCACACACAAGCAAGCACCCGCACAAAGCAAAGCCCCCCTAGTCTATGACTAAGGGGACTAGCAAGGTTAGGTTAGGGCTAGCCCCAAGAAACTTCCCAACTTCTAACCCAAGAATACTCCGCAATCTTTCGCAGAGAATTAAGAACTCTCTCTTGGTAATCGTTTAGTGGCAAGTTATCCAAAGCACTAGCAACCAACTCAACCAACTTATCCGCAGAGATAGAACCAGTTAAGTCATCGCCCCCGTCTAGACCTAGCAGAGATAAAATACCCCAAGCGTTGCCATTAGCAAGATTAAGTTCAGGGAACTCAACCGCAGGAATAGGGAACAGGACATCACTATCCATTAAGCAGTAAGCATCTACACAAGCAGACTTACCCGCATAGCGAGCCTTATTAGCAGAAACATAATCAGGGTAAGTAACCCCAGAAACCCAAGCACCGCAAGCACAGGTTAGGGTATGAGCAATAGAAACACTTTCAGGTGTAGCAGGTGAAAAAGTAACAGACATTTTG